AGAACCTTCATGTTCAATATCATGTTCAAACAATAATACTCTACCTACTTTTGGAATAACACTATAATCTTGATATATTCGATTATAGGTATCTGCTATGAACGTGGTTGCTCCTCCATCTTCTTCTTGTACATCATTCAAGTATATTTGTACTGTAATAAAACTCATTTCGGATTCATCCGGTCGTATGTAATAACCATCTTCATGTGCTCTAAAATATTCACCTGCTGTGTATTTAAGAAAGGAGAGACGCTCATTCAAACAAGAAACCGGATTTCCTTCCATTTCGTTAGGAATATAGGGTTTTATTTTTTCAAAAAAGGATGATGCTAATGTTTTATCAAAATGTAACCATCGTTGGTTGTTTCTATAACTTGTATCTAGCACTTGCTCATCCTCATAATTCACTTTCGCTATTTCATAATTTCCAGGTATTTCTTCAGATAATTGTATTAAACGATCACACTCTTCTTTCGTAAATACATTATCTAGTATAATAGCAAATTTAGTAAAGTGTAAATCTGTAATTTCGATTTCCATATTATTGATTATATTATTACATTATTTTAGTTTTATATTGATTTTTAGACGTAGAGAGGGAGTGAGGTCCAAAGGTGCGCTAGCGCGGATCAGGTTTTGGTAATAGTCATTTGTTTGGTCATAACAAATCGTTCATAATACATTGTTTTTCTGCGCAAATTGCATCCTAAACACGCGACAACTACATTATCGTGGTTATGTCCATATGTGTTATCGATACGGTCGAGTGTCCATTGGTTCGACTCTCGAACAAACTCATAGAAAAGTTGAACAGGTTTCCGACAATAAAAACACAATAATCGAGAGTCGACCAACGTTTGGGCAATATCGCGTTCGGATATGAATTTATCAGGATGTAGAATCTGTTTTTCAATATCTTGTGAACGATACCCATACCATTTCGAATGGATCAGTTGTTCGAGCACACGGACTCTCGATATTGTTTCTACATCGGTCGGTGGCCTCTCCGATTCTGTAGTCGGTGGCCTCTCCGAGTCGGTATCGTTATTCTCTGTCAAAAAGCATTTATTCAAAAGCAAGAGTTGATATTCGAGAGTCAAATCGGATATGGGAAAATCCCATTTTTTGGATGTAGTAATTGCGCGTTTTTTGGGAGGTGGTTTGTCTTTTTTGGCGTGTGTCATCGTTGGGTTTTCTACAATACAGATGCGTTTTATGCTGTCCATTTGGTTATACATATAAAAATATATTCTACTAAAAGAAGATAAAACATACACTTTATCTATATAAAGAATACAGTTGCTACTATGTTTACATTACCATCTACTACCTCAAGTGCTACAGCAAGTGCCACTACAGCAAATACAAATACAACTACCACAATTCAAACCGGAACTTCGCCACAGACATCCAAATACAAGAATGGCTTATATCCACCAACTACATCTTCCAGTTCAAATGAAATGAATTACAATATGATTGATGCTTTATTGGAAACCGAAAAGCAACGAAACAAAACGGAAGCGTGGAATAAATTAGACAAGACTCAAAAGACGCTAAACTTACATGCGTTTGCAGAGAAATATGGTAAAGAACACGGGTTGCCAATGAAAGAAATCAAACATCTAAAGAGTTTTTTCAGTGATTGTCTGGACAAGGCGAAATTACAAAAAACGAAAGATGTGGTATATGACAAGGAAAAACACGAAATCATCAGTGTTCCATCGTTGTTTTTTAATACTACCAATCGGGCGTTCACATTACGATCGTTAGACACAAAACGTGTGTCTACTTTGAAATCACTTACCCCCAAACGTGTAGGGAGTAATGTTGCGTTATCTACACAAGACGAAATCGAGACGGGTATATAGGAAGGGGGATTTTCTATATGCGGGTTTATATGTTATTTGGGTCATAAAGAGCAATACCTCTTTATGACTTTTTGGTCTATTTTTGTGAAAAACAATACAAACACAATGGTACGTAGTATATTATATATCTATTTTATTTATAATATACAATAATGGCTCACGTAGACGACACAAACGAAGTACACGACACAAACGAAGTACACGACACAAACGAAGTACACTCAGATGATATTAGTGTAGATGTTAGCAGCGACGACGACACAAACGCAGTAGACGACACAAACGAAGTAGACGACACAAACGAGAGTATATCTTCGGATAGAACCAACATTCTGGATTATATGGTAGTAACGGATTCGGATTCCGAAACAAACGAATCCGAATACGTTGCCCCTTTTTTTGTACGTGTTTCGGATGAATGTTTATCCGAAATGGAAACACAAGCAAAAGAATATATTACCGAATACCTTCGCGAAAATATCTTGCGTTTTTCATCGCCGACGTTTATCACTACTCTCGTTCAAGATATTGCGGGAGTATTATTAGAAGAATGGAAACTCATCGAATTATGTGACGACGAAGATTATAGCGATATTGTGGATTTCGTAGAACAAATTCACGCCGAAACCACCACCTTGCCACCCCGACAAGAAGCAACTACGGATGAAACATCCTACGCCGAAGTAGGACATATTTTGCGCAGAATCCGGGAAATACCGCAAGCCAAGCAACGAAGCACGGAGTGGTATGAGACGCGTCATAATTTGTTGACAGCGAGTAATTTATGGAAAGTCTTTGGGACACCGGCACAATACAATAGTTTGGTGTATGAAAAGTGTTTGTCGATAGACACGATTCGTTCCGAGAAAAAAACAATGAGTATCGACAGTAACAGTCCATTACAAATGGGTGTAAAATACGAGCCCGTATCGATTATGTTGTATGAAAAAATATACGGAACACGTGTCACAGATGTGGGATGTATTCCTCACGCCCAATATCCGTTTATTGGGGCATCGCCGGATGGTATCAATATGACTCCCGGATTACCGCGATATGGACGTATGATTGAAGTGAAAAACATCGTAAATCGCGAAATAACGGGAGTGCCATTGGAACATTATTGGATACAGATGCAATTACAAATGGAAGCGTGCGATTTAGAGGAATGCGATTTTATCGAAACGCGATTTAAAGAAATCAATGAAACCAATACGTTGTTTGATGTCATTAAAACCATGTCAGAAGATGAACCCACCAATACATTAGAGGATGGGACGACGCAACAGGCTGGGACGACGCAACCAGAAGGCACTACGCCACAGGCTGGCTTGATTCAACCAGATGGAACCATAAAGATACCAAAGGGCACACCACCCATGGGATGTATTTTGTATTTTTTACCACGCGTAAATGCAGATTTGGATATTGTGCCCGAATATGCTTACATGCCTCTCGATATCGAAGTGTATAGTTATGCCGAAAATGAATGGGTGAATCAGCAACGTACAGCACACCCATATCACATATTGTTTCGACAAACCTATTGGGTTCTCGACCAATTTTCGTTTGTATTGGTTCGACGAAATCGAGAGTGGTTTCGTGCGGCACTACCTCGAATCGAAGAGGCGTGGAATACCATCGTACAAGAACGTGAAACCGGTTGCGAACATCGCGTTTCGGCAAAAAAGAAAAAACTACAAACGGAAGTAGTCTGTTCTGACGGCACGACAACACATTATATCAAGAATATGCCGTTTTCGAGTAATATTTGTTTAGTGAAATTGGACGCCGAAGACAGTTATAGTAATAGTCCGGTATAGACAGCGCAAAGAAATCTGGAGAACGGCAAAACGTTAGTGCCTTTATGAGTTCGTAGGATTATCTAGTTATTTACAGGGCCCTATCGCCCATAAGCACTATCGCCCTTCGGGCTTATGGGCGATAGAGATTATGGGCGTAGTGAATTGTGAATGAATATCGTTTGTATAGTTGATGTTTTTTTAACACAATACTTATATTATGGAAACATACAATACAAAATATGGTTTAATTACACTATATAAAAATGAAGTGTATATTGGAAAGGAGTTTAAAAATAATAATTATTGGGACGAAATTACGTTATTAATGCTTCAAAAATTTATAAACCCGGACCGCAATATATTGGAAATCGGCGGTCATTGTGGAACATCTTCTATTGTATATTCATCGTTTTTACATAAAGACAAAAAAGTGTATGTATATGAACCTCAACGTAATATGTATAATCTATTAGTTCAAAATATAAATCAGAATCATTTACAAAATAACATTATACCATATAATTTAGGGGTTTTCTGTTTTTCAGGAACTGGGAAAATGAATAATGTAGATTTAGATGGAGGAGGCGGGTTAATCTCAAAACGGTATAATGAAGAAAATCATTTACAATGTAATTTCGGTGGAGTAGGTTTAGGCAATGATGGCGAATCGATTCAGTTAACTACCATAGATGATATGAATTTGGACGATATCGGGTATATCCATTGCGACGCACAAGGTTCTGAAAACTTTATATTTTCAAAAGGAATCGAAACCGTTCGTAAATACAGACCAGTAATATTGTACGAAAATAATGAACTACACGGAAGATATTTGTATGACCAAGTATGTAATTCATATCCGAATTATAAAAAAGAAAGTACATTTGATATTAAAAAATATTGTATGGAACAATTACATTATTCGGCATTTATTGATAAATTTAATGGCGGGGTCGATACATTATTAATACCATAATGTATGCAAAGAAATTCGGAGAACGGTGAAACGCCAGTGCTTTTTGCAAAACGTTAGTGCTTTTTGCAAAACGTTAGTGCTTTTTGCAAAACGTTAGTGCTTTTTGCAAAACGTTAGTGCCTTTTGCAAAACGTTAGTGCCTTTGGCAAAACGTTAGTGCCTTTGGCAAAACGTTAGTTTTCTAACTATTTACGGAGTCCTATAGCCCATAAGCCGTATCGCCCCTATCGCCCTTCGGGCTTATGGGCTTATGTGCGATAAGACGCACTAGAAACAATACCGTAAACCCGTGTCGATTATTTATACGATCCTTAATATAGAATAATGGATTTATTACACTTCCCTAGTAAAGTGTTTGACGAAAAGAATACTCAAAGACAGAATACTCAAAGACCAATAACACCCATATTCTTTCAAACAAATAAAACGCCACCTGAAAAATATGTAGTGGATATGATACACCAACAACTGCAAAGTATTCCGGAGACGGAGTCGAAGGAATACAAGGAAACTGCAAAGAACGAAGTTCGTAGGAGTTTCGGAGAATCATGGAAATACGAGTTTTACAACGACAATGACGTCATCCAGTTTTTCAAGTCGAATCCAATAGCAGATTTACCCGATATAATCGAGAAATATCACTCCATTCCAAGTGGTGCGCATCGGGCAGATTTGTTCCGTTATTATTACTTGTATATTCGCGGAGGAGTGTTTATGGACTCCGACGCAATGATATATCAACCTATCGATGACGTTGTCAAAGATTACGATTTTGTTTCCGTTTTATCGATTCATCACGGAACCTTATTTCAAGGCATTCTAGGCGCTTCTCCCAATAATGAGATAATTAAACAAGCGTTGTATAAGGCATATCATACCGACGTGGCTATATTATCTCAATATTATCATTACTGGTGTACTGAACTATATCAAATTGTCCATAATACCCGTGATACATATAAAATAAAATTATATAGAGAAAACGCCGGCGGAGGAGGGTATGCAAATGTGGTGGATGATGCAAATCGCACATTATTTGTACATTATTGGCAAACCAAAGTAATACCTAATTTACTACGCACATAAGCCCTATCGCCATTCAGGCTTATGGGCGATAGGGTGCGATAGGAGTCTGTAAATAACTAGAAATCCTACGAACTCCTGAAGGCACTGACGTTACATCGTTCTCCTGATTTCTTCGTATTTACAACAAAAAATCGACTACAACCGGGTAGTGGTCGGAATTGTATTTTCCGCAATATTCTTGATATCCATGATAAATAAACACGTCCGAAATATAAGGTAAAATGGCGTCGGAAACCAACACATGGTCAATCATCGAATAATCGTTTTGTGAAGCAGTATTACAATTGTTATCGGAATTCCACCAATCACTATACCGGTTGGGTTGGTCGATTCGTTCGGCAACGTTATTCAGACGATATTTTCCGGCAAAATCCCCCGCGTTTCCTTTCAGAATATCCAAGACCATCGAGATGGGTTTGTCGTTGTTTATATCTGCTACTTCGGCATCATAATCGTTAAAATCACCCAACATAATCACTTCATATCCGTTGGCAATAAAATCATATATCATGTATTGTAATACGGACGCCTGTGCTTCGCGTTGCGCACATCGAGCAATATCGGTTGGTATGGCGAGTAAATGTGCCGCGATAAACGCAATCGGTAGACCATGGATTTGGAATTCGGTAATATAGTGTTTGCTTACCCCGGAGGTTCCCGGTGCTCCGGTGTATCCACATTTCGAATTTGCCACCGGATAGGGGTATTTCATTTCGGTCCGGTATAGATTCACTAAAGGGTCTATGCGGGTAAGCATACCCACATTTTGTCCGGTACTGGTATCGGTGCCTTTTTTCAAGTAGGGCATATAGGTGCCATCGAGTGAATCTTTGATACGGTTCAATTCATCACATCCTTCGATTTCACAGAAATTAATAATGTCCGGATTGAGAGTTTTTACAACATTCGTAACGTAATCCAAATGTATTTCGGCTTCGCTTTGATTCACCCATGTGCATCCGGAACCGGGACAATTCATCGGACTATAATAATCGATAAACAACCATTCTACGTTATATTGAACTAAACGTAATTTGGTTTTATCTGTGCGTCGATCTTCGGGAGAGTTTGGTATAAATGGGCATTCTGTATCGGACATAACCATATTGGCAAAACAAAATAAAGCGACGGTCCAAAATAGCATCCTTTATATTACCCAATATAAAAAGATTTCAAATGACATTTCAAAAATTACAAACAACAAATACTCTCGAATTTCTAATTTTCGAGAGTATGTAAAACAATATAAACACTCGAACCGTATATATTCATACTCTCGTACATATTGTATATATGATGTCTTCCTTCGACGATAACAACGATTTGCGTGTGACGAAGCGTGATGGGTCAAGTGAAATTGTTGCTTTTGATAAAATTCTGAATCGTTTAAAAAAGATAGGTAAAGAAAAAATAGCAGGAGTCGATAATCTGAAAATCAACTACACGACTCTCGCAATGAAAGTGATAGACCAATTGTTTGATGGAATACATACCACCCAAATCGACGAATTGAGTGCCGAACAGTGTGCGTCAATGGCGTCAACACATCCCGACTATAATGTATTGGCGGGCAGAATCGTGGTGTCGAACCACCATAAAAACACCAAACGGTTGTTTAGTGCTACGATGGAGGATTTGTTCTTGAATCGCGATAGTAATGACGAGAGTTCTCCGATGATTTCCACCGAAGCGTTTATTTTATCGCAAAAATATGCCGACGAATTAGATGACATGTGTGATTATGAACGGGATTATCTCATCGATTATTTCGGATTCAAGACTCTCGAACGCGCCTATTTATTGCGTGTAAATAAACGTGCCATTGAACGTCCCCAACATATGTGGTTGCGTGTTTCTCTCGGTATTCACGGGGAAGATATGGAAAAGGTGAAAGAAACCTACGATTATATGTCGCAGAAATATTTCACACACGCAACCCCTACTTTATTCAATTCCGGCACACCCCATCAACAACTCTCGAGTTGTTATTTGATTGCGATGGAAAACGATAGTATTGACGGAATCTACAACACACTCAAGGATTGTGCGCTCATTTCCAAATGGGCCGGCGGTATTGGCATGCATATACACAACGTGCGTGCTTCGGGTAGTTATATTCGTGGCACCGGTGGGTCGAGTAATGGAATTGCCCCGATGTTGCGCGTTTTCAACAATACGGCAAAATACGTCGACCAGTGTTTGACTCCCGATACTATAGTATATACGAGTCGCGGTCCCATTCCGATATCCCACGTCGAAACGGGCATTACGCGTGTGTTTAATTCAGATGGCAACACTGAAACGGTCGAGAATGTCTTGGAACACGTTTATACTGGCCCTCTGAAAGAAATCCGACTACAGAATCGCGAAACACCCTTGCGTATTACTCCCGAACATTTGGTAAAAGTCGTGTCCGTATGTAAGAAAATCGATGATGTCAATGTGGTATATAACGAAATCGGTGCGGGGTTATTACAACCGGGATGGGTCGAGGCAAAATACATTACAGCCGACGATTATATTGTACATACAATTCCCGATGAATCTCATATCCGAGATTTCGCGGAATTGACGGAAGAAATGTGTCACATCTATGGCCAATTGTTGGGATCGATACAATTACACGAACCTACCGACCATTCCGAATACCAAGGTGGTGCGTATAATCCCGACGCGTATTTTTACGCGCGAAATACTCCCGAAAAAATCCAACTCGTTCAGGATTTCATGACCCAAAAATGTATCCCCTATTATAGCGATACCCGTTCGGATAGTGTCTTGTTGTATTGGCAAAAATCCGTGAACTTACCGTTCAAGACCTCGGACTTTTGGTGTCCCGAAACGAAAAACCTACACATTAGTGAACGATGGTTGTTTTTGCCCAAACCGAAAATCGCGAAAATCCTCGAAGGATTGGCTTCATCTATCAAGGACGCTGCGTTCCCGTCCGGTACACAATTCTTGCGATTACGTCTTGGACAAACCCAGCCGGGTGAATTGGTGTTTCGCAATGAGTTATTGGTACCAGTAGCATCGGTATCCGAAACATCCTATACCGGATTGGTGTATGACCTTCAGATGACTACCCGACACAATTATTTATTGGAAAACGGAATTGTCCATAACGGTGGCGGAAAACGCAACGGGTCTTTCGCGATTTATTTGGAACCATGGCACGCGGATATTGAAATGTTTCTCCAGATGCGCAAGAATCACGGCGACGAAGAATTGAAAGCACGTGACCTGTTTTATGCCTTGTGGATTCCCGATTTGTTTATGGAGCGCGTGAAATCCGATGGAAAATGGACGTTGTTTTGCCCCGATGAATGTCCGGGAATGTCAGATGTATATGGCGACAAATTCGCGGAATTATACACGAAATACGAGAGTAGTGGAAAGGGTCGTAAGACGATGTTGGCACGTGAGTTGTGGTTTCAGATGTTGGACGCACAAATGGAAACGGGCACACCCTATATGTTGTATAAAGACGCATGTAATCGCAAATCCAATCAACAGAATTTAGGCACAATCAAATCATCGAATTTGTGTTCGGAAATTGTACAGTATTCGGACAACAAAGAAACCGCGGTATGTAATTTGGCAAGTATGGCACTCCCGATGTTTGTCAACGACGGTACATTCGATTATGAGAAATTCCATACAGTTGTGAAAGTTGTGATTCGCAATTTAGACCGAGTGATTGATGTGAACTTTTATCCCACCGAAAAAACGAGAGTCAGTAATATGTTACATCGACCGGTAGGATTGGGTGTTCAAGGTTTAGCAGATGTGTTTATGATGTTGGATTTGCCGTTTCATAGCGACGAAGCAAAAGAAATCAACCGATTGATATTCGAAACGATGTATCACGCCGCGTTGGAAACCACCAACGAACTCGCGAAAGAACGATACGAACAATACCGCGACCATTTCGAACAACATCGAAACTCCGGTATTGCGGATGACCATTTCACGGCAGAAGAATACGCGAAATTACACGGAACGGTATGTGGAGCATATTCGAGTTTTATTGGTTCACCCGCGTCCGAAGGTCGTTTCCAGTTTGATTTATGGGACGTTTCGCCATCCGATCGATACGATTGGAATACACTTCGAGAGTCGGTGAAAACATACGGAATCCGCAATTCGCTGTTGGTTGCACCGATGCCAACCGCGTCTACATCGCAAATCTTAGGGTTTAATGAATGTATTGAACCAATCACGAGTAATATATACAGTCGTCGAACGATGGCGGGAGAATTCATTATGGCAAACAAATATTTAATGGCAGATTTAATGAAACTCAATTTATGGAATGAGCAAATCAAGAACAATATTATCGCTAATAACGGGAGTATTCAACAAATCGAAACCATCCCCATTCACATTCGCGAGAAATACAAGACGGTTTGGGAAATACCTATGCGTCATTTAATCGATATGTCGGCAGACCGAGGCGCGTTTATTTGCCAGAGTCAGAGTTTGAATTTATGGCTAGAAGACCCCAATTACAATATGCTGACTTCGATGCATTTCTATTCGTGGAAAAAAGGATTGAAAACGGGTATTTACTATTTGCGTCGTCGTGGGAAACATCAAGCCCAACAATTCACGATTGAACCCGAGAAAAAGGCACAACAACACGAAGACGAACACGAAATCTGCGAAATGTGTTCGAGTTAATCCGAATAATTTTGGAGATAATATATGTATAATATTTATAAACACAAGTATACATCAAATGATTTCGTCTTTACCCAATAGTACGAGTCAGTCATCTACGACAGACGGTTCTACCGAAAAGGTTAATGAAATCAAAACTTCAACCACGTCAGTACAAGATAATAATAAAAATAATAGAGTTTCGCAAATACCAACAAGTATACAATCGAAACCAAATATACCATCGACTACGAAGACACAACCGACATCGAATACTCAAGAAATAACAAACTTAGAAAATGAAATACGAACATTTTTGAGTAATAAACAAAAGTTTAGGTTTAGTTCTAATACCAAAAATATAATAGTACAATTATATAAATCAACTCATCGGCCGACTACTAATAAAGAGATAATTGGCAAAAAAGTCCCACCTATAGAACCAGTATATGAGAGTATACCCGAATATAATAGAATGATCCAGAAATTGAATCAGATAGACAACGAAGTGACTGACAGCCTTAACACTGTATCAAGCAAACCGGCATTATATAATATTTCTTATCCTGATGAATTATACCCCTATATCATTGATAAATCATATGAAAATACCGTACAACTAAAAGAGGGTGAACCAATATATAAACTGGATCCCGCCGATAAATCTAGATACGACGATTTAATGGCCAAACTGAGAATGCTTAAAATTAAAGGAATTCACAAAGGTGGAAAACGAAAAACCAGAAAACAACGCGTTCGGAATACAGAAAATAAACGACGTTCAAACAAACGCGGGTCAACCACACAAAAACGTGTCCGAAAAATGCATGAGTAATTTACTACGTACAGAGGACTCTATAAATTAATAATAGAATACATTAGGTTTGTTTATTGATACAGATTATAAAATCTGTATAAATAATCGCAAACCAATCTAACACACCGAGTTTTTCTCCAAAAACGGTAAATAAATCAGTAAATACAACGCGTAATAAATCATAATGGAATTTATACCCCAACACCACATGGAACCAACCGAATTATCTTTTCTATAGTTAAAAAACGCAACCAATAAAGTAAGCAACGCAATAATAGCGGCACCTGCGTTTTTTTGATAAAAAAAACTAAATAAAAGGAAAAACAACCAAAACGCCCAGGTAATGCCATACGCAGCGAAATAATTCCAAATTAAATGACCATTTTTATTTACTGTTGTATGAATATATCGTGTTGAAAATTGGTATATGGAATATGGAATCGCGCCCAATAAATATACAAACAACAACGTATTGCGCAACGACACATTTTGTAAGATCATAAGACTTGCAATTGGTTGTATAAGTATTAGTAATACAGCGCAAATCGAAAACAAATTGTTGTAGAATTTGTTGTGTATATTTCTCCAAAGAAAGAATTCAATTAATTGCATAGAAATAACTGTCACAATAAAGACATATACCCATGGATTGTTTAGTTCCTGGATTTTATATTTTGTATACGAATTATTATACACAATAAGTGCTAATACAAAACTACTAAATAAAAAGGTGTTTAATGAAACACTTGCGTTCCAACACATATGATATATACTATTTGTAGAAATTCAAGCAACCCTCTTGTTCATTTTACGGTTTCTAGAGGATTCCGTAAAAAACCAGAAATCGTATGAACGACGTTTTCCAGATGTTTGCGCAATACAAACCGCATCGCTTTACGCACGAAATATTTCACCACATGTTTTCGATAAAACGAACGCAATGTGAACATTATCGCGTTTTTCTCCGCCAATACGAAAAACGATACATGAAAAAACAAAAAACGATAGGACATTACTATCCCTTCGTGTTTTGTTTTTAGATGTTTTTATTTGGTTTTAGTGGTTTCTTTTTTCGTTTTTCGAGAGTATTTTTCGAATTACAAGATTCACAATTGTGATTTTTGTAATTGTATTTGAGAATGATTTAGATTAGGGCAACCAGTTTCGAATCCTTTTTAACAGTGGCTGATTTTACGACGTTTCGCAACATACGATCGAATACCATATCCGGCATACTAATACAGCATCGTATTTTCAAGAAACAACGTAAACAAACCAACACGTCAATCAATGAGTTGTGTAGATTTTCTGGAATACTCCCGAATAATGTTTGATGTAATTCCGAGAGTTTAGGGAATTTCTTATACACCCGTGGTTTTGGCGCGGCTTTTGGCGAAATGGTTTGCGCAAGTGTTTGTGGTCCGAATTCAATATGTGCCGGATATTCCGTCATAATACTACACAAATCGATGGATGCTTTCATCGTACAATACATATCAATCTCATAATTGGTATTGAATTCGGGAGTAAAGAGCGGTTTCATATTGATACCGATTTGTTCAATCGATTCGGCATTTCGCGCAATTTCAATCGCAATCATATTGCTATCGAATTCGATATTGTGCGCAATGACGACGTCACATTTCAGATAGGCATCATATAATGCCCGGAGAGCATCCACGATTGGTATGCCTTTTTCACGAATCATTTCGCGAGTGATACCGGTGATTTCGGTAATACGCTCCACAATCGGAATTTCTTCGGAAACGGCAATATAGGCATCGTAGGATTCCAATACGCGGTTTGTGGTGAAATGATAGATGACAAAACTCAATTGTAGAATATGAGGGCAGGCATCTAGACGCGCGGGCGTAGCATTTGCCGGATTCGGTTTTGGAATGAGTCCGGTAGTCTCTACATCGAATATCAATGCGCGACGGTAATGGGCGGGAATCGGAGTCAAGATAGGATAGTTCATTTTGGGTTTTTCGAGAGTATTTTTTGAATTGAATCGGAGATAGTAGACAGTTTACAGTTTTTAGAATACACAATTGGAAGATTTCAATACTATTCTATACCCAAAATAAAAAGTCAATCAATTTTGTGAAAAAATATGGAGAACTCTCTTCTCCGGAGGTAGTAATATTGTATACGCGATTGAAAAAACATAAAACAACCTATGTAATTGTATACAAAACCCCGCGGTATGCATTCGATTACATTTGTAACAGCATATTTTACATTAAAAGAAACTCCATATTTCACGCACGGTCATCCGGAATTATGGAACCCGGAATGGTTGATGGATATTGTATCTCTCGGTGTTCCGGTATGTTTGTATGTTGGCAAAGAGAATATACATGAACCGTTTTTTCAAGAGTGGGAATCGAATTACCCGAATTTACGTATCATGCCATATCGCGCGGATTACAAAGAAACGTGGATTCATTTGAAATGTACCGAAATGTTGGAAAAAGGGCATCCCATTTCACTCCCGACAAAACGGAATTACGAAAAAGATACGTACGAATATTTAGTCTATATGAATTCGAGAGTCGAATTGATGGAAGACGCCATATCGGAAAACATCTGGGAAACCACCCATTTCGCATGGATTGATTTCAATATAACACAATTGTTTAAACACAAAGAACAGACTCTCGAATATCTTCGACAATTGTCCCTTTCTCCACTTTCACCCCGATGTTTCGTATTCCCCGGGTGTTGGTCGAAACCCGGAAATATGGACGCGATTTCCACCGACATTACGTGGCGGTTTTGCGGCGGGTTTTTCTTGGGAGACGCCGATACCATCGAATCGTTTGGCGAATCGTATCGTACCCATTTTGGCGGGTTTTTAGAAACATATCGGACATTGCCTTGGGAAGTCAATTTTTGGACCTATTTAGAACACGTGCACGGATGGTCGCCGACGTGGTACAAAGGAGACCACAACGATAGCATCATACACGTTTCCGCCGATGTATATACTCTCGAAATATCCATCCAAACCCGTAAAGAATACGCATATCCCGCGATTGCCGGGTTTTATCCATCGTCGGCATCCTACTTGTTTCATCGCGGAACACATTATATCAATACCCGATATGTCAGTTATTGGATGTTTCCAAACGGGTATTACCGGTTTCATAATAGCGAACGCGTCATCGAGAACAAAAACGTGGTTTCTATACTAGACCCCGCATCGATGACTCCCGTAGAATATCGCGAAATGGGGAAACTCTACGGGACGAATGGGGGCGAGTTTTCCCCAGTTCCGCACCCGGAAAACAAGCGGCATTTCACAGAGGGATTGGAAGACATCCGGTTGTATTCTTTAGGCGATTCGATCCGGTTTATAGCGACAACGGTGAATTATTCGCCGAACGGTCGTCCGCGAATGATGGTGGGAACCTATTGTCCAGATACATTGGAATACCGGGATTGTCGTGTCATTCAGCCTCCGACGGATACGTGGTGTGAGAAAAACTGGATCCCACTCCCGAAATATTGCGCGGAAACGGGAGTGCGAAGTATTCCGGAGAACGACGAAACGCAAGTGCCTTTGGGAGTTCGTAGGGGTTTATGGGAAGAATGGTTTGTGTATAAATGGTGTCCGATGGAATTAGGTAGAGTGGATTCGGAAACGGGAGTATTACGGATTGACCAGACGTGGGAAACGCCGTCGGAAACATTTAGCAAAATACGCGGGTCGACGCCGTTTGTGGAATATGGCGACGGAAAACATTTGGTGGGATTGGTACATTCGAGTGAGGAACATACACCGCGACATTATTACCATATGTTGGTATTGTTGGAAAAAGAGACGTTTCG